CTGCAGGGACAATTGTAGTTAAATCGATTTCTGAAAAATTTACACCTGGGCTTAATTGAACGGCCATTTTTATATCTCCTTGTTGTGAGAATGCGGTTTTTTATTTTAAATTATTTATTAAAAACGAGTTTTTACAATCATCCTCACTAGAAATCTACATTTTCCCTGAATAGCCAGTTTCCAGGTACAAATTCATCGTAATTCGTATCTTCAAAATTTTCTCTTCCATCCTCCATAAAACCAAATGGAGCCAAATCTTGTTCCATATCCTCTTCGGTTTTTTCTCTTAAAGACATAAGAGTATTGATGTCAGTATAATCTTTAAAATATTGTTGTTCTGAAAGCCAGGCAAACAAAACGAGACACATTACCAAATCGTCATGTTTACCTGGCTCAGCTTCATAAGAAGTTCCCTTCTTAGAAAAGGTTGACAGTTCATTAATTGTATGAAAATCATTGACTACGAATTGATTACCTTCAACCAAAAGTTTAAGAATTGAACAACCAACAGATTTTACAATTTTTGTTGTTCTGATACCTTTGTCCACTTGTGCAGCACTTCCGCCAAAACCAGTGGTAATTCTTTTACCAGAACGGCCAGCGTTTTCAGTGAACAATACGTTTTCATATCCAAAATCATAATGTAAAGTATGAGAAACTTGTTCTCCAATATCATTTATTTCAACAAGAACCGAAGCATTATTATAAGCCTTGGCGGTTCTATGAATGACGTCAGCATAATCTACTGGAGTTACAGCATTGTTTCTGTAAACTGCAACCTGTTGATATGGCATTTTAGAAACATCAACTAATTGGAAAGCTGAGTAATCCAGACCTTTACCTCTAGATACGTCACAGACCATCATATAAACATGGCCTTTTTCTGGCTGAGCATATTGTATTAATCCATCGCGTTCTACCATTGGCGATTGATGAACAAGCTCTTTTAATTTCCAACCAGAAATAAGCGTTCCTGATGAACCTAAAAATTCGCAGTTATATTCCTGATCGAATTTTTCAATATCAAAATTCATACCAGACAGAGTATCTTTTTTCCAATTTTCATCTCTGCCTGGAACTTCTTTCCAATTTACTAAAAGAGGAGTATAACCATTTCTGTTTTCTATAGCATTAATCCATGTGCTATAGAAATGGTTTAATCCATTTGGTGTAGAAACTAAAATAATTTTTGATTCAGAACCCGAAGAAATAGTAGGATATACTGAAGTAAAAAACTCATCCCAGTTTTCAATAAATGCTGCCTCATCAATAAACAGAAGGTTAATAGAATAACCACGGATGGCGCTGGCAGAAGTGGCTGCAGCCAAAACTCTGGAGTTGTTCTCTAATAGGAACGAACCTTTGTTCCATTCAACAACACCCTGTTGTAACCATTTTGGTAGATGTTGATATGCTAACTGGACACGAGAAAGAATTTCTCTAGCTGTATCGCCTTTATTCGCTAACAATGCAACCGTTTTATCAGGGTTGAACATAATATACCAGAGAATAAATGCACAAGTTGTAGTTGATTTACCTGCCTGACGAGCCGTAGTAACAATATTGAAACGACCTTCTTTAAAAGACCGTATCATTTTTTTCTGATAATCATATAATTTAAAATTAATAAGACCTTCATTAATACTGATAATTTTCATATAGGTCTCAGTGAAATACACTGGATCTTCAGAACATTTAACATATTCGGAAATTAAATCGGGAGTCCACTCAACATTTTGATTAGATTTTTTAAGTAGAACGTTACCCTTATAACCAGCAAAGATATCACTCATTATTTTTCAATTCTTTCAATACTTTTTGTAATTCTGTGGTGGAACCTACGAATAAATTATTGTTTACTGTTTGAGCTTTTTCATTTACTGGAGAATCAGCTGCATCAATTTGTCTAATTTTAGTTTGTAATTCTAACAGTTCTTTATTAGTATTAACCATAGTATCCATTAACTTGGCTAAAACTTCGAACGCTCTCGGATGCTGTGATTGTGCCGCGATTTCTGTTAGCTTATCCATAGCTTCTTGACCAGTCTGAATTACTTCATACAAATTAGCACGTGCTGCTTGAAAGTCGTTACGAGCAGAATCGTCATGAGCTTTCGCAATCATTGTATCAATTTGTTTTTCATAATCCAGAGGTGCTAAATTTAAAGCGTTACCGATAGGATCGTTATTTGCATCATTCATCGTAAAGTTCGTCTGTATTATATATCATAGTGATAAATCCATAATCATCCTCAGCGTTAATTTCAGTATAAGGCAAAGTTCCTAAATTATTATTAGATTGCCCGTAATAAGTTATTGGATCTCCATTAGCATCTAACCCTGGTTGAATAGTTATTCTTTCTGCTATTGGAGTTATACCTACGCCTTCGGCAGCGGTATTGGTTGATGGAATATAAAAATTTGTTTTAACGAATTTAATAATACCAGTATTTTTGACAGGGCCATATAAGTAACCTTTTAGAACAAAATCTAATGACCAAATAATAGCTCTGCGATCTTGAAACTCTCCATCATATGTATCAGAATAACTAATATTATTTAGTACAATTGGAATGTCCATTGTTATTTCAACTTCAGGAATAAGGTTTACTGTTGTCGTCCAATCTGGAGTGAAATATGGAAGAATCTGTTCTATAATTTTAGTTCCATCTTCTGCATTTTTAGCATAAACGAAAACTTTAAATTCTATATTATATGGAACTGGATTGTATTGATATTTAAATTTATTTGGTTGACCATCATACTTAACTGTTGATTTGCCAACAGTATTTAATTTTCTGGTTCCATCATAAGACATTTTACCCATTTCAAACGAAATCATAGGTAGAGGTGCAGTAGCCGTTGGCCTATCAATAGCAGGATCTTGTTTGATACGAGCAAGCATTTTGTCTTTTGGACCATATGTAATAGGAACTTTTAATAAAGCCGTTACATCACCATTAGAATCTGTTCTTGTAATACGAATATTATTAAGCAGAGTGCCCATAAGAATAACATATTTTCTTATAAGTCCGAAATAAAATGGTCCGGTAAACATTAAATATCTCCTTCGCTGAATGGATCATACGCAGAGAAATCTATGAAAGCATCAGACTCTGTTTGTATTTCATCATTATCAGAAGCCATTACTAAATCGTTAAGACTTGCATTTTCAAGAATCAAATAATCTCCGTCTTCAGTTTTAATTTCATAACCATCTTGTTGATTAATTGTCCAATCAAGAATATTTGTAGAAAATTTCTTTTGTAAAATATCAATTTCAGGAATGCCTGTATTAATTTTTTCTCCTGAATACTCAAACAATTCGCAAGTAACTTCCCAAGTTTGGAGAGCTCCCAATTGATAAAACATCTCAAATTTGTTAGTAAATTTTATTTGAAAACATTTTTTATTTAATGGAAAATATATTAAATCGCCTTCATTTGGTCTGACCTGAGTTGTAAATTGAGCAACTTCTTCGTTAAATATTCTTTGCGCCATGGAAAATACAACTTGATCTCTTATTTCAAGACCAAATTTTGACATAAAATTACCGTCGCCTTTGAACCCATCAAAAGATTTGATATACATTTCTATTGGATAAGCAACTTCGTAACTTGACTGGTCGTCTGCTCCATAGACATCATCATATTTGTTTAATTTACGAGGAATGTAAAAAACATCATGACCATAAATACGAATAGATTCAATAACTAAGTTCTCTATAAGAAGCTGCTCTTGAGAAGCTTGAAAATTATTGAAGAAAAAATTAGTGGCCATGATTATCCAATCATATCAGTTACTGGGATTGAATAACTATAAATCATTTCTTTTTCTAATGTTTCTCTCTCAGAAACAGCATCATTATAAATCTTCTCACCATTAAATTCTACGCCACCAGGAAGTTTCATTCCTGTAAATTTAATAAGATTCTGACCCCATTGTTGTTTAATTAAACAAGTAGCATATCTGGCTAACCAACGATCAGCCCATGCTTTTGAATATACATCTGGATCAACAATCTGATATGCTTCTACAATTAAATATTGTCCAATATCAATTTGTTCCCAAGACATATCGATATGAAGTCTGTTCATATGACGGTTATATCTAAGAGGCTGTTTACCGATAAGCATCTGCTCTAAAAATTGAACATGATTCATAGCCATATAATATGGAACCATGGAAACTGATGTAAGAGTATAAAGGTCGTTTAAAGCAATCTGATAACGAATATTAAATAAGTTATTAAGTCCAAGAGCCGAACCAAGATCGAAAATATTTACAACACCAATAATATTATCTGGCATCGTGATATATTTGTTAGATTTGTCTGTGGAATCAATTATTTTTTTATAATAAGTTTTTTCTGATCCATCGAAATGATAGTCCCAATAATACCGTAGAGCCTCATCTATACGATCGCTGACCTGATCTTCGTCCACATTAATTTCTATGACGGGCTTACCTAATTTTCTGAGGCAATATTCTGTAAATTCAGCTCTAGATGTAGGTACTGACATGTGTTAATCCCATAGTTGACTTTTTATCTATTTATAAATATAATATTATAGAATGGAGAAAATAATGATCACAGTGATTGGCGATTATATCCAAGACCATTATATTTATGGTTCTGTCGAGAGAATATCTCCAGAATCCCCTATTCCTATTTTCAAAACAATAAAAGAAGAAAGACGGGCTGGCGGGTCTGGAAATGTGGTTAATAATCTGATAGCCCTTGGAGAATCAGTTTTACATTATCATGAGCCTTTTAACTCTATGAAAGTTAGATATGTTTGCGATAATCATATTGTTTTTCGTGCAGATTCAGAAAATTATATAATAAATCCAAAAACCGAGTTTGATTTGAAAGATTCTAGATATGTTATTCTTTCGGATTATAACAAAGGATTTCTCCACAACAGCCAGCAAATAATAGATTATTGTAATAAAATGGGTAAAAAAGTTATTGTTGACCCAAAGAAATCTCTTGACAATTATAAAAATGCTAGTATAATTAAACTAAACCAGAAAGAGTTTAAACAGTATGGATCTGGTCTTAGTCCTGAAGAAATAAGAAATCAATTTAATATCGATACTATAATTATTACATCAGCTGAATCTGGTATTCAAATATTCTCAAATTACTTTGAGATGACAATGTCAATCGACGATATACATCAGGTGTCAGATGTAACTGGTGCTGGTGATGTTTTTATTGCTGCTATGACTCATTTTCTGGATAAAGGAAATGATATAACTATTGCTTGTAGGAAGGCAATGAAACTTGCAAGTATATCGGTTACTAAGTTTGGTACTTACGTTTTGACCAAAGAAGATATTGACAAGACTAAAGTTATATTTACAAATGGTTGTTTTGATATTATTCATAGAGGTCATGTAGATTATCTTAGAAAGTCAAAAGAACTTGGGTATAAATTAATTGTTGGTTTAAATTCAGATGAATCTATCAGAAGATTAAAAGGATCTTCTAGACCAATAAACAGCGAATTTGATCGTAAAGCTGTATTAGAATCTTTAGGTTTTGTTGATACAGTTATTATATTTGATGAAGATACACCATATGAACTTATCAAAGAATTAAAACCAGATATAATAACTAAAGGTGGAGATTATAAATCAATAAAAGATGTTGTTGGACATGACTTAGCCGAAGTTAAGATTATACCTTATGTTGAAGGATATTCAACCACCAAGATTTTGGAGAAAATAAATGACTGATGTTGTAGAAAAGGGTTGGGGCAGAGAAATAATTTTTGCCAGCAATCCAGAATACTGTGGTAAATTAATGATTTTTGATAAAGTTGGCAATAAATCTAGCATGCATTTTCATATCAATAAACATGAAACTTGGTATGTTAACAAAGGTTCGTTTAGAGTTAATTGGATCAATCACATAAACGCTTCTATGGAAAACGATATTTTAAAAGTAGGAGACGTTTGGGTAAACGAACAAGGATGCCCTCATCAATTAGAAGCACTAGAAGATAATTCAATTATTTTTGAAGTATCTTCTGAAGATAATGTTCATGATAATTTTCGTGTTATTCCAGGAGATAGCCAGAAATGAAAAAATATATTGTTGATATAGATGGAACTATATGTACTTGGGAAAAAGATGGCAGATATGAAAACGCTAGTCCATATAAAGATCGTATTTTAAAAATTAATCAATTGTTTGATGATGGAAACGAAGTTCATTATTGGACAGCACGTGGTAGGAATTCCGGAAGAGATTTGACAGAACTAACAACAAAACAGCTTCATGATTGGGGTTGTAAATATACATCATTAAAGTGCGACAAACCTGCTTATGATTTGTGGATTGACGATAAATGTATTCATGAAAGAGATTATTTTGGAGTTAGTTTTGAATGGTAGTAATAACTGGAACAGATGGATTTATTGGCCAGAATCTTTGTAATAGATTAAGCGGTAAAGGAATTTATTTTTCAGAAATAAAAACTTGTTTTGATGATCTATATGAAGGAATAGATTGGTCAGATATTGAAGAAATCTGGCATTTGGGTGCAATATCAGATACTACCTGCACAGATATTAGTAAGATTCATAGATATAACATCAAATATACTTTAGAACTATTCGAAAAAGCTATAGAGTTTGGAATTCCAATAAAGTATGCTTCTTCTGCATCAGTATATGGAACATCGCCAAATTATAATAGATGTATAAACCCATTAAATTATTATGCTATGTCTAAGGCCACAATTGATAAATGGGTTGAAGATAATCTTGATAAGTTTGTAAAGATTCAAGGTTATCGTTTTTTTAATGTGTTTGGAAAACATGAAGATCATAAAGGAAATCAAGCAAGTCCAATTCATACATTCTCTAAACAAGCAAAAGAAACAGGAACTATAAAGTTATTTGAAAACTCTAAAGCATATATGAGAGACTTTATATGGGTTGAGGATGTTATTGATTGTATGTTAATTGATAGACCTTCTGGAATCTATGATGTTGGAACAGGAGTTGCTAGGTCTTTTGAAAGAGTTGCTGAAATCATAGCAGAAAAATATAATGCTAAAATCGAATACATTCCATTTCCAAAACATCTAGAAGGTAAATATCAGTATTATACTTGTGCTAGAAATCATTTTATAGAACATAAGTTTATGTCTATTGAAGAATATATATTGTCTATATAATTACTGCTTTAGCAACATATGGTGCTAATATTTTAGCATCTTTTGCTGTAATTGTATAATCGGCCTTTGTTGGTTTTTCAAACATTTTATCTGTATCTTGGTAATTACTCCATTGTTCAGTATTCATCCATATTGTGAAGTCTGATTCAAATATTTCTCGGATTTCTTCAGTTGGTGCTACGAAATCGCAGATAACATAATCAGTCATCATACCATTTGCTAACTCTTTCATTCTTTTAGCTTGTCTGATTCTTCCTTCCGAAGAGAAATCCCAATCGTTATTAATATGTCTAACATAATCAGCATTAAACCAAGCTACAGTTTTACCTTTTAGTTGTAACTGACTCTTTAGTTCTTCGGCCAGTGTTGTTTTTCCGGATCCCGGTAATCCCATAATCAATATCTTTTTCATATTACCTCCACATTATCCCATCTTTCTTTCCAGTTTATATATGGATCTTTCCACATGTCGTCTTGCATATGGAGAGCAACGCTTGTAAATGGTTGGATGCCTAATACACCACGTTCAGTAAACATTTTATTTAATGATTTATTTTCTAAATCACCAGCAGTATTATTAAGATCAGTATTAAAAAATATATCATATAGATCCCAATGTTTGGAGAACTGTTCTTTGCTTGTTAAAAAGGTGCAAGGTATATCGTATATCTGCATCCAGTTCTGATAAGCTCCAGGAAATATTACTCTTGGTGTTACTTTATATCTGTATATAGTTTTCCAATATCTATGGTCATGAAAAGATGCAACAATAGTGTCTGATTGAGTGTCATGCTTTAACTGCATAAAAACATCTATCATTTCAAATATAGCAGTTTCAGTAAACAAATAATCATCTTGAACTTGCATAACAAGATCTTTACCAGAAAATTCCATCCACTCATAACAAGAACGTATAGAAGGCATAATACCTTTCTTATCAAGATGTTCAATGAAAACAGAAACGTTTTCTTTATCAAACCTTTTCATACATCTATTAAGAAACTCTAATGTTTCTTCAGTAGAATGATCGTCAAATATTTTAATTATATGATTGCTTTCTGGCCTTTGTTTAGCAGCGAATTCTACTGCATGGAAAAAAGAAGATACGCATTTACGAACAACTTCTGTTTTCGTTCCGGCATATCTTTCTTTTCCTTGCCAAGAAGAAACATCATGCGTTTGTAGTGCGTAATTAATATCTACCATTATTCAAACCTATAGACGCCATTCTCGGCATTTAAACCTTCAACATGAATAGGTTCCATTCTTAAAACTTTTTCATGAGGAACATGTTGCCAGTGATTCATTTCCCAGTTGCACATCAAATTTCCATATTCTGTTAACATAGTATGGAAACATTTTTCCACAACACCTTTATATTCTTCAAACAATGTAGGACAAAAAGAATATAATCTAGTTTCAAAATACCATACTAAACGATTACCTTCCCATTGACCAGAAGGCGAAGAAACTTCCCAAGGGTTAATTCTAAAAGCATATTTTTCAATATATTTTAGATCCTCATATTCTTCAATATTAAAACTCTCCGCTAATTTATAGCGACCAGACATTTTAAATATACGTTTACCAATTAAATTTTTTTCTTCAATCGCTTTCATAATTTCTGAAATCATATACGCTTCGCCAACACCCTTTGAACCAATATTGTTAGCAAATCTTGTAAAAATATTTGGCATTGGTGTTATTAATACGTCTACTTGTTTAGAAATATTCGAGATCCATTCTTCTGATAACGGTTCGTTCGAATTATCCATAAAAACAATTTTAGAATTTGTAACTTTATCTCTAATAGATTGAATGGATTCTAATGTTTGTTTGTATCGTTCATCTGAACTGAATACACCAATAGAAGCATTAATTGTAGATGTTATAATAAAGGTGTAGAAATCATTCATAGATATTCTTTCTGAATAAATTTCCTTGCTTCTCTCATAGGATCAGACCAATCTTTTGGTTTAGTCTGACGGAAATATCTGAAGTTATCTCCATACCATAGACTTGTATGTTCAGGTCTATCTTCTCTCTGTGGCATTAGATATGTAAAGTATGCTGCAATAGGAACGAACACAACTGTCTTAGTGCCAACTGCTGCTGATAGATGAACGATAGAAGTACAAGTTGAAATAACAATATCAAGATTTTCTAACAATGCTGCTGTATCTTCAAACGATTCAATCTGATCAGCAATGTTAATTAGTTCTGGGCATGCTGCTGCTTCTTCCTCGCCATCTTTCTTTTGTAATGAGTAGTATTCAACATCTTGTCCTTTAAAAGTTTCATGAAGAAAGGCCATCATATCAGGTAATTCAATATGACGATAAAGCAACTGATTGTTTCTCTTATTACCAATGAAACGAACACCTACCTTTAGTTTTTTACGGTCTTTCAACCACGCCCATTTTTTTCTGGCCTCATCAGATGCCCATAAGAAGTTTTCTGTTTTCATTTCTTCTGGTGTCATCTTAGCATACAAAACAGACTCAAAAGCAAAACACCAATGAGCGTTAGGATAAACCTCTGCTGCTTCTTCCCAAATATTATAAGACTCATATCCATGACGCTTAAACATCTTAATAATTTCTGGGTAGTTTGGAGAAACAAATATTGGTTTAATACCTCTGTCTTGTAGTTTCTTCATATATGTGATAGCAATAAACGCATCACCATAACCTCCTCCAGACATATACAGAATTAGCGGATTATCTTCAAGGTCATATGTTCCATCCCAATATGGTAACGGAATATCTCTGTTATTGAACCACAGATCAAGTTTCTTAACATTGAGTAGAAAACCACCAAGACCACCAAGGAAGTCACCTGCTTCCATATCATATGTACCAAGATTAAAGTTTATGATATCTCTGGTGTGTTCTGGATAGATGTATTCTACTTCTTTCATTTCACGAAGTATAATCTCCGCTTCTTTCTTTTGACCATTAAGAAAATAAGAGAACACCATTTCTAATTTTGTTTCTGGGCTTTCTGGATTTACAGCAAGGTTTTGTTTAGAATAGAATAATGCTTTCTTAGGTTCATTAAAGGCATTATACATCTTTGCTAAGTTAGCTCTAACAGAATACTTTGATTGTGGATCTGGGCACATGTCAAGGACTTTAAGAGTTTGCTTTTCGCATTTATCATATGCTCTAACATCATGATATAACTTGGCAATAGAGTTATTCAACTCTAAATGTTTTCCAGCAGCAAGAGCAAAAGTATCAATAAGTTCTTCTGCCTGCTTGTCTTTCTCCCATTTAATTAACTGATCCACAATCATATGTAATGGATCATTAACTCCATAATCATCAGGTTTAGCCATAATTACTCCTCAAATATTCATTTCGACTAAATAAACGTAGGTCACGGTGTGTCACCACCTACCTACTCTAACGCTAAAAGGGAGCGCCAGCATGTCTATTTATAATACTCCAAAACAAAAAAACTTTTATGTTTATGCTTATATAAGAGAGCATGATTCAGAAACAGCTATTGCTGGAACGCCATATTATATAGGTAAAGGTATTAATGATAGAATTAATGCGAATCATGGTAAAATTCCAGTCCCTAAAAACGATAAATTTAAAGTCATTTTAGAATCAAACCTAACAGAAATTGGATCTTTTGCTATTGAAAGACGTTATATAAGATGGTATGGTCGTAAGGATTTGGGTAATGGTATATTATTAAACAGGACTGATGGTGGCGAAGGCGGTTCTGGAAAAATTGTTACTGATTCACAAAAAGCAAAAAATAGCAAAATCCACAAAAATAAAGTTACCTGTAAAGATATTAATGGAAATACTATGAAGGTTTCTAAAGAAGAATTCGATAGTAGAGACGATTTAGTTGGAATCAATAAAGGATTTGTTTTCGATGAATCTACCATTGAATTGTTCAAAACACAAAGAAAAGGTAGAAAAAATACATTAGAACACAACATTAATATATCCAAAGCTAAAAAGAATAGAATTTTATCGCAAAAAGAAATAGATCATCTTAAAAAATTAAACGAAAACCAAAAAGGAATTATCACTTGTAAAGATATACATGGTAACATATATAAGGTTTCTAAAAAAGAGTTTTACAGTAGATCAGACCTTTTTGGTTTAAACAAAAAAATTACTCCTTTACCGCCACCATCTTAATCCGATTATTCATAGCGACGTTATTGGCCTCTCTTAATAATCTTTGAATAGCGAAATCTTCTTCTTGACTAACTTCGCCTTTTTCTTTACGGGAAAAGAAATCATTAAGCATTGGAAGATAAAATGGATCATATTCGAAACTATAATCAATTACTTCCCAATCGATATCATATTTCAATGCCATTCCTGTAGAAGAATTATGAACTTTTATGTGATCGAGAATAAACTTTTTCGAAAACATATACATTACATTAACGTTAATTGGCCTAACATGAGTAGGATCTCCGTAAAACACAGAATGCGTTTCATTTGGTACTACAATATCAAGAATACAACCGTGACAGGCAACACGATATAATTCTTTCATCAACGGAATAAAATGATTGATGTGTTCTAAAATATGTTCTGCTTTAATTTCTTCAATAGAGTTATCTTCAAACGGTAATCGCACGTTTGGATCATCAAGATTCACAACATGATCTGGTTCAACCAAAGGATCATCATCAACATTAACGAAATCTTCATATCTCTTAAAACCACTACCAAGATTAATCTTTATACCCATTTCGCTTCTCCTATATAATCCGCCCAAAATGTAATTAGATTACCTCTACCCTTACTTATACAATAAAATGGAATGGTATGTATAAGGCATCTTGGTGAATAAACATAGTTCAGTTCTTTTGGGCAAGGTTCAAGAACAGAAACAAAATGCGACACGCCAGTATCTCCACCATAAAAAACTTCACAAGTCATAATATGTTCAATATTTTCAATAAAATCTGTTGAGAAAATAAAGTCAGTAGAGTCTATAAGACCTTCTGGTGGAATATCTTTACAACATATGATTTTTTCATAATCTTTATATTTTATTCTACAATAATTAAGTATTCTATCTAGTTCTTCTTTGGACCAATTTCTCTGACAGTTATAGGGAGCGTCATACAATGGGAAAACAACTACTTTTTTTTGTTGTTGTCTGTTATTTTTAATAATAACATTATCTCCAATTACAGAACGAAAGTCCCAAACACCAATATTATGGAATGGTAAAGTTTTTTCTCCACGAGTTACTGAAAAATAATCAGTGTTGTTACAAAGAAAATCATAAAACTTATGAATATAATCGTTTTTATTTAAGACATGTGGAAGGTAAAATTGAATAGATTGATCGTTATCACGTTTACGCATCCATTCAATAATATTACAAATAGCAATTAGATCACCGTTACGTGTACCTAATGGCCCGAAGGCATCAGCCGAAACATTATAAATCATTTCCAGACTGATGGAAAATTCTGT